AACCGAGAGGTGGTGCAAGAGCTACCAAATTAAAAATGAAAAATCAAAAAGGCATATGGCCCGGAACAGAGCTGGTTAATTTCAGACCAAAGCCTGGAACGTTAATTATATTTCCAGGATATTTAGAACACGAGTATGCAGTCGATCACGGCAAAGCACCTTTCAGATTTATCCATTGGAACATAACAGCTATTCCTAAAGAGATGGCTAAAAATGTTTAAGAAAGATAAATACGTAGTTATTGAACAGGCTATTTCAAAAGATCTAGCCACCTTTGTAGCTAATTACTTTTCAATAAAAAAACAGGTATATGATACCTGTCGACAAACAAGATTTATTTCTCCCTTTGAAATCATACTTGGATATTATGAGAAAGCAGATGAACAGATTCCAAATACCTATTGCAGTTATTCAGATATTGCTATGGAAACTTTAATGCTGAAGTGTCAGCCTATTATGGAAAAAACTACAGGATTGAAACTGACTCCTGCCTATACCTATGCAAGAATTTATAAAAAAGGAGATGTTCTTAAAAGACATAAGGATCGCTTTAGTTGTGAAATATCTACAACGATGAATCTTGGAGGAGACCCGTGGCCCATCTATTTAAGTCCAAATGAAAATGTAGGAATACCAGATGGTAAAAAAATTACCGTTGAAAGTAAAGCAAAAGGTATAAAAGTAGATCTTAAACCAGGAGATATGCTGGTCTACAGTGGCTGTGAACTAGAGCATTGGAGAAATAAATTTAAAGGTAAAGAATGTATTCAAGCATTTTTACATTATAATAATCGCAAGACACCAGGAGCTAAGGAGAATATGTTTGACAAGCGACCTCATTTAGGTCTTCCCTCGTGGTTTAAACGATGATATAGTTCTTTGATGGGGGCAGTACTCCACCATACCTACTGCTCCCTTCAAAGGATTATATGTTATTAGGAATTGCATCATTCGCAGAACTACCCATTTCAACGGCAGGGCCGGATAATAGTGTAACTATTACAGCGGTTAAAAATACTTTAACCATTAGTATTGGAAACCCAGGAATTACAGCCGATTCTATTGTAGAAATTCCTGATGGTTCAGATGTTGTATTAGGTCTTGGTACTCTTACTATTTCAGGAGATGCTAATCTTAGTCCAACAGGCTCTCAAGTTACTTTAGGGGTTGGAACTGTAACTGTTACGGCAGGAGCGACGATTGCGGCTTCTGGAAATAGTCTTGTAATTTCAAGTGGAACTGTTACAATAACAGGATCAGCTGTTGTGAATCCAACTAAAGCAAGCTTAACCCTTGCGAGTGGTACAGTATCAGCTATAACATGGAGTGAAATTATACCAGGGGCAACGATGACGTGGACACCGATTACCTCTTGTTAAGGAATTATGGCATCATCTTATTCAACAAATACCAAATTAGAACTCGTAACAACCGGTGAAAAAGCTGGGTTGTGGGGAACGATCACTAATACCAATTTACAAATTTTAGAACAAGCCGCTAGTGGATATATAGCCATAGATATGGCGGCTGCGAGTGTTGTCCTTACTTTAACAGACGGAGCAACTTCTAACGGAAAAAATATATATTTAAAATTAACAGGAACATTAGCAGCAAACAGAACTCTAACAATGCCTGTTACAGCAGAAAGAGTGTGGATTATTGAAGATGGTACCAACAGAAATGGAACTAATGCTTATACATTAGGAGTCTTAACTGCTGGCTCAAGTACTACAACTCAAATTCCTCCCGGAGGAACTGTTTTATGCAGATCAGACGGAACCGATACAAAAGTCACTATTTTAAATAATGGCTATAGTGCTATTGATAATACTTATAGCCCTTACACATCTGTTGCGGGTCATCAAATTTTTGCTAATACTGCAACCAATATTCTTACTGTTAAATTACCCGCTTCTCCATCTATTGGTGATGAAGTAACTATTATAGATTCTAGAAATAATTTTACATCAAATGCTGTAACCGTTGATAGAAATGGCCAACCTATTAATAATGTAGCCGGTGATGCAACATTAGGTACTAATGGTCAAGCCGCAACCTTTGTATATATAGACGGTACATGTGGTTGGAACTATAAAACTAATACAGCATAGGAGCTAAAAAATGGCTCTCACATCCATTAAATTCGCACCCGGAATAGACAAACAAGATACGGCAGTCGGCGCTATCGGTCGTTGGGTCGACTCTGATAATGCGCGTTGGCGATATGGTCTTCCTGAAAAAGTAGGAGGATGGTCTTCTTTATTAACGGATACAATGCATGGAGTGGTAAGAAAACAACATTCATTTGTAGATACCGATGGGAATAGATATGTGGGTATTGGAACTGATAAATTTTTATTAGTTTATTATGAAGGTACTTTATATGATATTACTCCTTGGCGTTCTAATAATGCAGGCGCTCAAATTACTTTTACAGGTTCAACACTAACAACAAACTCAACAGCTCCAGGCACTTCAATTACAATTACAACTACTTCCGATCATGGATTAGAAGTAGGAGATATGATTGCTCTGGAATCAATAACAATGCCTACCAGTTCAACTATAAGTAAGACTGTTCTTGAATATACAAGTTCTGATCGACAAGTGTGTCAAGTTATTAGTGTTCCCAGTTCAGTTACTTTCACAATTACCTCACCAAGTGCTGAAGGCGGAGGTGGAGGTTCTGATTTAACTTCAGGAAGTTCAGCTATCGTTTCCCCTTATGCAACTGTAGGTCCTATCGCTCAAACCTATGGTTATGGATTTGGTGTTGGAAATTATGGAGGAACTATTTCAGGAGTTCAACAAACAACTTTAAACGGAGCGTTGAACGCGGACACCGCTGGAACAGGCGGAGTTGGAACTTCTATTACTTTAACTTCTACCGCAGGTTTTCCTACGGGTGGAGGAACCATTGCGGTTGAAAATGAATTAATTACGTACACCGCAATTGCTGGAAGTAATTTAACAGGATGTACTAGAGGACAATATGGAACAGCAACTACGGGAACTATAAATGGTCAAGCCCATTCAAGTCTTACAGATGTTTATAATGCAACTGACTATGCCGGATGGGGACAGGCGGTAGATGCATCAACGGTTACTTTAGAACCAGGACTTTGGTCTTTAAGTAATTGGGGAGAAGTTTTAGTAGCAACTATTGCTAATGGAAAAACTTATACTTGGAATTCTTCTATTGCTGCTAAATTTACAACCAACGCTTCAACAACCACTCCGAGTTATGAAACTAATGTTGCCGCGGCAGGTGGAAATCCGACCGCGAGTCGTTTAACTTTAATTTCTCCAACCACAAGACACTTAATTCATTTTGGAACGGAGACCACAATTGGAACCACTTCTACACAAGACGACATGTTTGTTCGTTTCTCTAATCAAGAACAAATTAATACCTATGCACCCGCTGCTGATAACAGTGCAGGAACTTATAGACTGCAAGATGGTTCAAAAATCATGGGAGCCATTGTAGCTAAAGAAAATATTCTTGTATGGACCGATAATGCTTTATATTCTATGAAATTTGTAGGTTCTCCTTACACTTTTGGATTCGAACAGGTGGGGACTAACTGTGGATTGATTGGACAAAATGCAGTCGTTGAAATAGATGGGGTGGCTTACTGGCTCGGTAATAATGGTTTCTTTGCATTTGATGGTACCGTTAATAATCTACCTTGTAGTGTAGAAGATTATGTCTTTGATGATTTTGATACAACGAAGGGACAACAGGTAAACGCAGGAATTAATAATCTATTTACCGAAGTCATTTGGTATTATCCAACTCAAGGAGCTTCTTATAATAATCGATACGTCGTTCATAACTATGGCGAGTCTCAAAAATTACCTATGGGTAATTGGTACATTGGCAACAATATTAATTCTATTAGAACCAGTTGGATTGATTCTATTATTTATCCTAAACCTTATGCAACTCAATTTAATAGCACAGATACCGGAACTTTTCCTAGTGTTGTCGGGGGCGTTGGATTAGGCCAAAGTGTTTATTTTCAACATGAAGTTGGAACCGATCAAATTAATCCTAATGGAACGACAACGACTTTAACTTCTTATATTCAGTCTTATAATTTTTCATTACAAGAAGATCAAACCGAAGTCTTTTTGGCGATGAGAAGATTTATTCCTAATTTTAAAGTACTGACGACTTCTAATAAAGTAACTATTAAATTAAAAGATTATCCATCGGATACTTTAGCGAATAGTGATTACAGTCCTTTTACTATTTTACCTACTACGCAAAAAGTAGATACTAGAGCTCGAGGAAGATATGCAAGTTTAAGAATTGAAAATGATGGAGCTGCTGAAAACTGGAGGTTTGGAACTTTCCAAGTAGATCTACAACCGGATGGGAGAAGGTAATGTCAAAAATAGTAGTAAGATTACCAGAACCTAAAAAAGAATACAGTGAAGATAATCAAAGACAGATCAATAGAACTTTGGCTTCTATGATACAACAATTAAATTCAACGTATCAGCAACCTGAAAAAGATGATACCGAAAGGCTTAGCTTCTTTTTATCATAATGGCAAACGTATATAAAAATATTCAAAAATTATTAGATAGTACAAGCCCCACTCAGGAGATGTATGCATCTCCTGATGCAACAACCTCTATTGTTAAAACTATTAATTTATATAGTAATCATGTAAGTTCTTTAGATGTCACTGTGACTGTATATAATGCGGCTTTGGCGACTACTTTTGAATATCAAAAAATAGCGGTAGATGCTAGTAATAGTGTAGATTTATTAACTTTTAATAATCTTTTAATATTAGAAGCCGGAGATAAAATTCAACTGCAAGCTAGTCAAGCTAATGCTATAACAATGACTGCTTCAGTATTACAAATAACTAGACCTTCTGAGGTCACAACAACATAGGAGGCATATGCCATTTATAGAAACAGAAGCTAAGAGTGAATATAAAACCATTGATGGGAAAAAGACTCACGTCATTACCCCTGAATGTGAAATAACCCTGACTAACATGGAAACCGGTAGAGAATATCTATCCGACAAAGAAGCAGACGACGATGTAAACGACCCCGCAACAGCTACTAAAAGAGAACACCTAAAACGAGATGTTAACTTAAAAGTTGCTGCTATTGATTTAGGCGCGGGCTCAGGAGAAGTATAGTTGTTGACGATAGTAGGAAAACCTAGTAAATTGAGATATCATAGCGATTTTCCAAGCTTCGCGCACTTGCTTTTTCAAACTTATTAAAGAGATATTATGGGATTATTAAAAAAAATAACTAGACCAATTTCCAAATTTTTAGACAAGGTCGTACCGAACGAGATCAAACCGGCGTTACCTTTCTTATCGGCAGCAATGCCTTTTATGATGGGTCCTGCAGGAATTGGAGCATCTCCAAGTTT